TCACCCCTCGCCGGAGGTTCGCACGTTCCGTCCCGAGGTACAGACGGGCGCGGCCGAACTGCTCACCGCGGTTGTTGAAGTCCTCGACTGCGCGGGCAAGGCCAGCGACAGTCTTCACTGGGATGGCTGCGACAGAGCCAGCAATGCGGCCTGCTTTTTTATACGGGTTAGCTTCGCTGGCAATCCTCTCGTAGCCAATCAGGTTCTTCGCAAAGTCCTTGCCGCTCCGAAATTGCCTTATGCCTTCAACCGTCTTCGGCATCGTGTCGCGGAACAGGTCGAGGGAGGTAAATCCGGCTCCTGATTTTTCAATCTTCGACCAATTCGCATCGTGCAGATACGCCGCCTTGAACGCGTCGAAAATCACCTTCGGGTTGAATGCTGTGTCCACCCATTCCTTCGAACTCATCACGGTTGCGCCCCAGTCGCCGACTGGGTTGAGAACGCCAAACGCGAGATTGGCTCCAGTAGTCCCCATCCTCGCGATGCGAGCCGGGAGGTTCAACACCTTCACCGCGGCGTTGAGTTGCTGCTCGTTTAGAGACTTCGCAGCGGCGGCGATCTCCGGCGTAGTCTCCACCACGACCTTCTTTCCGTCACGCAGATAGCTGAACGAACGCTTCGCGTCGGCATCGGGATTCTCCCGCATCAGCCCGGCCAGGCCCGGCTCTTTCTCGTAACTCGCCAGCAACCGCGCGGCCTTGTTCTTTTCCCCCTGCGCGACGGCCTGCTGCGTCCGCTTCATCAGCGTCTCGATCGGGTTCTCGATCGCCAACTCACTACCGGTTCGCTTGCCGTACACGCTCTGCTTCGCGAGCGAGGAGACAGCCTTGCTGCCGAGGTGGGAGCCAGACTCGTCAATCGCTTCAACAATGCGCCCCAGCGGAATGTGCTCACGGCCGTACATCTTTCGCCAAGTGTCGGCCATGCTCTGACTGATGAGTCCGGACTCAACACTGTAGTCGAGCAACTTGTCGCCAGCCTGCCCCGCCTTGTCAACCAATTGGCCATAGGTGGTCCCGGATTCATTGGCTGGCGCGTTGATCCACTTGTTATAGATGGCCTTCGCCTCAGCTAGGTCGACGCCCGTTGCTCTCCCCTGCTGCTGCGCTTCGCGGATCACCTCCTTGGCGATCATCACGTTGCCCAGCCGGTCGTAGTCATCGGCCCCCATAATTGCGTCGTAGAGCCCGTTGTCGCGAACCATCCGCTCTGCAATTTCGCGATTCCCGCGCGAACGATCAGCGGCATTGCTCCAGTCGCGCAGGACGGTGGAGTCGGTTGCCTTTGCCAACCGGTCCAAGATCGGGGCGAGATTATCGACCAGTTGCTCCTTCCCCTTGGTCAGCATCTCTCGGACGGTAGAGTCGGGCTTCTCGCGGGCAGCGGTTCGTTTCGCGGCCCACGCCTGCTCTGCCAGATCGGCTGGATCCAGCGGCGCCGGCGGCTGCTTCCCGGGGATAGTGAGGAAGCCGCCCTGACTATCTAGCCTTCGCTGGGAGACGCGGGGCTGTCCGGATACCTCTGCTGGACCGTCGGCAACTCTTCCGCCAGGCTCCGCAAAAAGGCCGCCTTCCTCTCGCCGGAGAGCCTTGGATACCTCGGCTCTGACGACATCATAGAGTCGGTCGGCTGCGGCCTTTCGGGGCTTGCCGTCAGCGACCTCTCGGGCAGCCTGGGCGATGGCATCGGCGATTGGACCGGATTTGTCTTGAAGGGCATCGAACGCTCCTAGCGCCTCTCCGGCTTCTCCGGCGATCTGCGCGTTTCTCTCCGCCTCTATTTTATTCCCAGCGCCGGCCAAACGCGATGCGGCGCTCTGATTGCCAACCGCCCCAAATAACCACTTCTCCTGCCCCAGCCGAGACTTGATGTCAGCGACAAGATTGGCCTCTTCGTTGAATAGGTTCTCTTCGTACTCATTCGTCCCGAAGAGGCTTTCCTGCTCAACGGTCTTGGTCCCAGACTTGCCTGCCCGCCGGACAACTTCTTCAAGGGCGCCTTCCCTCATGTTCGGATGGCTGGCCATGAACTTCGCGACGGCAAGTTGGGCAGATTCACTCAGATTGCCCTTGCCGATAATGGCGCCCTGCCGATGGGTGAGCCCACCACGTACCACGTCGTCGAAGATCACGCCGGTTAATTTTGACAGGGCGAGACCTTCGTCAGCAGTCTTGCCCTTTAGGGAGATTCCATGGGCAGCCAAGTCGTCGGGGGTAAGCCCGCTGTCGCGAAATACCTTAGCTGCGTCAATGGCCGTTCCTTTGTTGTCACCGATGTTGATGATGGCGCCCTTCAGCCGCGCTTCCGCTGGGTTGGCTGCGTCGATGTACCGGACAGCCATGCTGTCTTCACCAAGACGAGCAGCCATCTCGTAGCGGTGATGGCCATTGACCACATAGGTCTTTCCGTCGGCCGGGTCGCGCCAGACGGCGATGGTTCCCGCCTGGTCGCGGTCGAACTTCTTGACACCCTTGTATTCGTCAGTCACGCCCCCTTTGAGGATGGCGTCCATCTTGTACTGGAACCGCTGCGGGTCAACGTGGAGGTCCTCGATCGGGATTCGCATTTCCTTCGGGTCGGAGATGGTCCGTTGCAATTCCCTCCTCCCGCCAAGCGGGATATCAACCTGGCTGCCATCTCGCTTACTGAATGAAATATGGTCTAGTACGATCTCCTGCCCCTCAAGCGCCTCATTCCCTGCAAATTTCCGCCCTTCTCCGGCCTTTACGTAGGCCAGCGTGACATGCGGCTGATAAGTCGGGTGAGTATCGGTATGTGGCAGTGCGTCGGCGATGACCTTGTTGAGTGAGTGTAACTCTGGAGACTCCACATTTGCTTTGACAACATCAGATCCGCTAGCGTCTTTCGCGGGGAAGATGCTCGTCTCCCCAAGCATCACGCGAATCGGAGGAACACCAGCCAAAGCCTCCTGAACCTTCGCAATTGCAGCAGGAGAGTCATCATGCAGGCCATATTTCACGGTGACATGCGGCTGAGACTCCCTGCCGTCTTCGGCCAGTACGGAGTCTGGGATTTTGAGGGATTCCTGCTTCACCTTATCGGCGACAGGGCCGTAGAGGTTGGCTTGAGTTGATGCAAACTCATGCGCAGGGGCAGCCTGCACTGCCCCTGCTACAGGTGCGCTCTGGATCACCTCCTTCCTCGGTAGTTCCGGACTTGACGGACGAGGTGCAGGTACGAGATCTTCAACGGTAAACACCTTCGCCGATTCCGCCGCCGACTTCAGCGGTATCGCCGGCTTCGCAGTATCGGGACGAGCCTGCCAGGACTCTTCCCACGGCAGCCGAGTCGTGTCCTCAGGGTGAACGTCGCGGTATCCCTGCTGGAAGGCGTCGGCCTCTTCCTTCAGCCGGGCAGCCTGCTCCTGCTTGCCAAGCACACGCTGGTCCTGCTGGAACATCGGCTTGGTCGGCGGAGTCGGTTTCGGCGCGGGGGCCTGCACCTGCGGAGGGATGACCTCCCCATGGTAGCCTTCGTCGATCCAGGCATTCACCTGCTGCTGCTCATCAGGAGTGAGTTGCTCCCACGGCTTCCCGCCAAGCTGCTGCGCCATGCGCTCCTGCGTGTCACGGCGCCGCTCAAAGGGGTCGCCGGTCTCGGGGACGCGGGGCTTCTGGTTCAGCTCGCGACGGAAGACGTCTGCGGATTCCTTCGCCGACCGCGGGGCTTCGAACACCGCGGCAGATTCCGCGGCCGACTTGATCGGCGTAGCGGGCAGTGCCGTGTCGGGGCGCGCCTGCCAGGAATATTCCCACGGCAGCCTGGTGGAGTCTTCGGGGTGAACGTCGGCATAGCCCTGCTGATACGCGGCATCCTGCGCGGCCTTGGTGCGGTCGCCGTACCGTTCGAGCAACTGCTCTTTTCTGGATTTAGCAGGCGGGGCTGTGGGCTGTTCTGTTTTCGGAACAGACGGCGGCATAATCTCCACCGGCTGCTCATTCGGAGCCGTCTCACGTGTCCCGAAGTAATCGCCGGGGCGTTCCGCCTGCGCCGCGTGCTCCCGCCGCAACTGCTCCAGTTCGATGTTCGCGCGCTGCTCTCCCAGTCGAGCGTTCTTGAAGGAGGTGCCCTTCCCGCCAGGGGCCGCCATGCCTGCGCCGGTGATGGCAGAAGCCATGATCTCGGTCGGCGAACCGCCACCGATGGCAGTCTCAGCGCCCATCGCCGTGCCCATGCCGAGCATCCTGGTAGCCCTGCGCGCGGGGGCCATGACGTGGCCGAGTGACCCGAGAGCGGCGCCCTTCGCACCAGCCAGGGCAGCGTGGCCGAATCCCTTGTCGGCTTCGGTGATAGCGTCCGCTGCAGCCATGCCAGCGATCCCGCCGAGAGGCGACGTGAGTCTGTACTTCGCGATATCCGGGATTGCGCTGCCGGCCGCCTTATAGAGCATCCCGGCGAGACCGGTTGCCCCCTGCCCTTCGAGTCCCCGCGCCTCATCCTGGTAGGACTTCTCCACCGACTCAAACGCGCCGCCGGGAGTCGTCCCTGTGAGTTTGCCAATACCCTTGGCTGCGTTGGATAGCCCGTGTGCCCCACGCGCTATCCCCTCGTACGCCCCCTGCTGAAACGACCGCGCCGGCCGGATCACCGCCTCATTGAGAACGTTCAGCCCAGTCGCCCCAGGGGTCTGCTCCATCTTGACCTTGGGAGGCTGAACTCCTTTGATGGGGATGCCTGCTGCCTGCGATGCCTCTTCTTCGATAGACAGTTTTTTGGCGGCAGGCCACGCCTGCTCCCACGGCTGTTTGCCGGGGTCGGTCGCGTAAGTCATCTCCCAAGGATTCGGCATGTTACTTCACAGGAACCCAACTCGCCTTGTCGTTCGGATTCCCTCCGACGTATTGATATCCATTCACGACAGTCTTGCCCGGCACTGGAGGCGGCAAGGCTTGCGGGGCCGCCTTCGCGGCAGGAGGTTCTGTTGCGGCAGGTTGACGTGGCGCAATGCTTCCGCCAGCCGCCAGGATGTTGCTCTCGTAACCGTTCTGGATCTGCTCCATCTGGTCGTTGTAGTTCTGCCAGACCTTGGCGATCTCTTCCTGCTTCTGCTCTGGCGTCACAAGGAAATCCTTGTTCGCCTTGATCTTTGCCTCTTCCTTCTGTGCTGCCACCTTCGCCTTCAACATGGCGCTGTTCTTATTGGCTTCGATGACACGGAAATCCTTCTGTGAGGCCTGCCCGCCTGCCCCGCCCGCTTTCGGCGGCCGGATCACATTCTTCCCTGCAATGTAGTTGATACGGTCTGAGCCCTTCAGTCCGAGTTGATCGGCTTCCTTTATGCGCCGTGCAGTCCCGGCCGCATCCATCTCTTCTCGGGTCGGAGCGAGAGGCTTCATCGGCCCGCCCTCGCCGATCACCTCTTTCGTTTCCGGGTCAACCGCGCGGGCACCTGGCGACAATACCACTGGGGGTCTCGGCTTTGGATGGCGCATCTGGTAATCGATCTGGGCTTGCCGCCTCTCTTCCGTCTGCCCCTGCTTGTACAGGTGCTCGCCGCTGGCCTCAGCCTGAGCCTGCCGCCTCTGCTGCTCCGCCTGATTCGCGGCGATCTTCGCGCGGGCTTCGGCGACATCCACGTTCTGGCCGTATTCCTGCATCTGACGGGTGTAATTCGGGTGGATCACTGCCGGATTCAGGAACATCTCGCCGACAGTCTGCAGGGCACCTTTCCACCCCTTCGCGTGCTGAAGCTGCGGGCGGTTCGCGATAGTCTGTTTCAATTCCTCGTCAGCGTTCAAGGCTGCGCGCGTGCTCTCGCGAGCGTCATCAGCCGTGCGCCAGCCGGGCATCTGTGGACCCGCGGACTGCGCCGGCATCTGCGGGGCTTCGACCTGCGGAGGCTCCACCAGATTCGTGCCGGTGGTAACGGGAGGGGTGTACTCCATCCTTGGGCGAGGGGCCAGCGGCTTCAGCGCCGGGTCGTATTTCTGACGGTCCTCGTCCTCGATGTAACTCAACGGGTCGATGTAGTTCATGGTTACCCCCCGAATGCCTTGCCTACGGCCGCCTTGGCTGCAGAACCAACAACGCCCTTCAGAACACTCCCCCAGCCAGAGGCATCCTTTGCGGTCTGATAGTTTTGGTCGTTCCTGGTCGCCGTATTCGCGGCTCCCATCATCGTGCCGTAGTTCTCGATCCGCTGCGAATTCGCCGTGTTCACGTTGTTACTGGCCTGCGACTGCTGGCCGGTGAGGAACCCGCGGCCTTCGGCCTCTTCCGCCTTCTTCTGGTTCGCAATCGTCAACGCGTTCGCCGTCGTCCGGTCTGCCACGCCGAACCCCTGGTTCGCCTTTTGGGTCTGCGCAAACTGCGTGGCACCCTGCCGGTTCGTGGCCACTGTGGCAGCGCGGGCCGTACCAGCGTTGTCGATCTGCTGCTGGAGAGCGATGCCCGTATTCTGATTCGCCTGGTTCGCGGCCTGCTTCCGCGCGGCCAGTTCCAGTTCGGTCGACACGCCCATCTGCTGCTTGTTCTGTTCGGCCGCCAACCGCTGCGCCGCGATGTTCTTCTCAGTGTCGGTCTGGTAGCCAGTGAGCGCCTGCTGCGCGCCGAGCCGAGTCTTCTCGGTATTCAGCGCCGCGTTCACCCCCATGTCGGCGAGTGACAGTTCAGCGTTGCTCCGCAGGCCGGCGTAGGTGTTCGCCCCCTGCATCCGGAGCGCTTCGGCCTGTCTCAGCGACTCGCGCTGCGCGGCATCGGCGCCGACCTCGGCATTCGCGCGGGCATCGGCGCTGTCCACCGCGGACTGCTGGTCCAGTCGGGCCCGCGCCGCGGCGACTGCCAGTGGGGAGGCGTTGCCGGAGGCGGCTGCCCGCATCTGAAGGTCCTGCTGCGCCGCGCGATACTGGTTGCCGACCTGGCGCTGGGACTTCCCAACGATGGCCTCGCGCTGCGCATCGGTCATCTTCATGCCGGTGGTGTCGGCGTTCAGGTTGTTGTAGTCGATGGCGTCTCGGACATTTGAGCCCGCCGTGCCGATCGTCCGGTTGATGCCGGTCGCCACGCCCTGATCCATCTTCAACGCAGTCGGGTCGATCGCCCCACGCTGCGCGTTGGCTACCTCGCCGGTCATGTTCTGGATGGCGTCGTTCCCGGTATCACGTTCTGCACGAACGTATGTGCCGGCGTCGTTCTCGATCGCGTCCGTGGTAGCAGGATCGTAGTAGGCGCGGGCCTTCTCGGGGTCACCCAGCATCGCGGTCTGTTCGTCGCCAGTCAGTTGCAGCGCGGCGGCGTCTTCCGGGGTGTATTGCAATGCGTCCAGATTCGCCTGGTTCTGGATCTTCGCAGCTTCCTCGGGGCTGTATCCACCTTGGCCTGAGAGGATCGGGTTGTATTGGTCAATGGCCTTCTGCTGGAAGTACCCTTCATCAAGTTGCGCCTGGTTCGCCCGGTTCTGGAGACTGCCCGCAATCGCCCCGCCTTCTGCGTATGCCATCTGCCGGTCCTGAAGAGACATCCCGCCGGGGTCCTTGTCGCTCACGGCCGCGGGGTTGTAGGTGGAGGTGGCAGGAGTACCGGCGCGCGAGTAATCACCAAGTACATTCGGCCCGCCGTAGGCCGCCGGGTCCTGAGTCACTGGCTCTTGCGCCACCGGGGGTTCTGCTGTCGCCGCTGTCCCGAATCGCCTGTAGGTTTTCGTCAGTGCCATGATGCCTCCTTAGACCGGCGAACTGGTGTTGGCGGCGGGGATGGTGTGTGTGTGTCCATCCGTTCCGCCTGGGTCAGTGGTGAATGGGCCAGCGAGGTGCGCGTGATTGCCAGTTGCGAAATACGCGGCCACCAGCGAAGCCAGCGCCGCTACTGACATCGACGCGAGATTCGTGCCGTTCCAGTAGAGAACCAGCCCCGTGGTGAACGAACCAGTGACATCGGCCGACGCCGACAGGTTGATTTTTTCGGTCTTCAGCTTCTTCGATCCGTCGAGCTTCAGCGGTGTCGAGGCAGACAGGACTGAACTCGTGAACTGTGCGTTTCCATCTTCGATGACTACGGCGGTACCGGCTCCGCTGAACACTTCAACCCTGCCGGGATACAGTCGGCTGTACTTCGCGCTGGCAGGATCGTATACCGTGATTCGGCCAGTGCCTCCGCCATTGGCAACCTCGGCAATTACATGAGCCTCGGCGTCATCCCAAACGTACAGGCCGTTGTCGCCCATCGCCGTCTTGAACCCATCGGTGTCATTTTGGACTTGGATCCCCATCGTCCCGTTGGAGTCGATGTAGTTCCCCAGCGTGGTGGTGGCTCCGTCCTTCTGCACAATGATGATGGCGTTGTGGATGTTCAGCGTGCCCGTATTGTCGACAAATAGATTCGCGGTGTCCGGCCCGTCGCCACCGATGTAGATCTGCGCGAAGAACGCACCGATGTACTGGTCCTTTGATCCAATCCATGCGATCAGCTTCCCGTTCTGGTCCGTGATGACGATTGGATCAGTGGCCTCGGGCTGCGACTGGAGGAGTTTGTAGATCCGGTCGAAGTGCTGCTGAACCCGAGTCAGCGCCTGCGCTGTCGTAGGGTCGGTTTGCCGGAAGGCGTCGGCGAATTGCTGGAGGGAGGCGGGAGTCTTCTCATCGGTTGGAAGAAGGGGCTTAACGATGCCCTTTTCGATCATGCTATCTCCTGGTCAGATACGCGGAAAAATAGAAACGCGCTGCTGAAAGGAGAAAGTAACCATTCGGTTCTTCCACCCGAAGACGGAGCGATTGCTGCTCCGAACTCAAAAACCATTGTCGCAGAGGTTCAAGCCCAGGGGAAGCCTGAAGTGTGATTGGCAACGCAGAAATCTGCTTCGTTCTTCCCATCCCGTAGGCCACCAGGTACAACGTGCCAGCACCCTTCACTCGAAGATGGGCGCCATGGTACTGCCGGATCTGCCCCGGCGTGGTCTTCGGCGGGATCAGTGAGGTCTCATACTGCGACCGAATCGCCAGCCCATCGTCGTTATACGGCTGCGCGTCTTGCGCGTTCTTCGCCCGGTAGATCTTCGTGCTGCTGGCTTCCCAGACCTCCTGCAGCCCGGTTGTCGGGTTCGTACCGATGCAGCCGGCGCCGATCACCCGGCCGTCGTACCAGGAGTCTGGCGAGAACGCGATCTCTTCCGGCGACGTGCCGTTTGTGTAGTCGAACGTGAACCGATGCGTGGCTTGCGTGGCGCCGTCCAGCGGAACCCATACGTGGACCTTCTGCGCTTTCGCGTTATCCACCACTACAATCTCGGCCGCCGCGTTCCAATTGATGCGGGCCCACCAGTCAGAGACATAGTAGCTGACTGGCTTATCCGGATACGCGCCGCCCTGGAACAGGTACAGCCCACCCGTGTGGGCAACCCACGCGTAACCCTGTGACGGGTTTGCCGACACGCACCGCGGAGCGATGGCCCCGATCCGTCCGTCAATCAGTTGCATCGTAGGCCACTGGACCGGAACCAACCCATTGTCGGAGGTGTAGTAGGTCCAGTTCGGGCCGAGGATGTAAAGCCCGTTCGGCATCATGAAGGCGGTGACCATCCGCTTAAACCCAGGGAGCGACAAGACGTGCTGATCGGCGGTGATGTGCTGCGGTTTCTCCGGCTCGCTCACCCACATCTGGGAGATCCCCGCCAGTTCGGCGATGTAGCCGACACGGTTTCCTACCTCCACCACCACGCTGGGATTGAATGGCCCATTGCCCGCGATGTCCTGACAGAACAACGACAGATGTTCCGTGACGTCTGTTCCTGTCGCCTCCAGGTCAGCATCCGAGATGTTGCCCAGAGCCCCGACGGTGAAGGATGACCCACCAGGCACACCTGCTCCCAAGCTGGGGACGAGATACCAGCGGTTCAGGTTCTTCGTGGTGGTCATCACCGGGTAGACCTTCGTCACCTCCACCGGCCACGTGGTTGTCGGCGCAATCGAGAACACGAGCTGCGTGTCCCCGGCGGCAGTGAAATCGATGATTCCAGAAATCGTCCCCTGATACCCGGTCCTGGTTTCAGCAATGAACCCTAGACGGTGGAGGCCGGCCGTGACGTCGCCAGACGGCAGCTCTGACGGGGTGATCGTTGCCGCAACCTTCCCCAGGAACGCGCGGTCAACCTCGATTGCCGAACCGTTGATGTTCACGATTCGGCACTGGCCAGCGCCGCGGCCAGAGGAATTCTGGCAGGCGATGTAGACCCGATTCCCGCCAGAGACGATGCTGGCAGAGACCATGCCAGACTGGGTGAACAGAGCGTACGGCTCAGTTCCGCCAGGCGAAGCAAGGTTGAAATAGACTTTCGCCACCCCTGCCCCGTTGACGTAGAAGAGGTAGTTGCCAGCCAGCGACACAGCGTCCGGAGTTTTAATCCAGTTGAAAAGGCTGCGCGCCAGTTCGCCTGGATTCAGCAATTGGCCGAACCCAAAACGCGAGCGCACAGCCCCCGGCTGGTATTCCACGTTCTCGGCGAATCGGCTACCTTCCATGGGGACATCAGACTCTTCCATGGCCGTCCACGGTCCACGGAAGGTCGTGATGTCAACATAGGGGTAGCCGGAGATCAGGGACATTGGCGTTAGCTGACGATCTCAAACACCACGTCCAGCGTGCCATTGACCGCCGCAGCGGCAGCATTGGTGATCTCGATGTCCACCGTGCCGGAGCCGGGCGTAACTTTCGTCACCATGGGCAGACCGGCAGTAGCGCTCTGCCGTCGGCAATTGCAGACGATGACAGAGGATGCCGAGACCTTCGTGTTCGTCAGCGTGAGCGTGTGGGCGGCGCCGCTGGCGGTCGTCAACGCGGCAGTCGTGATGATGCCGGTCTTCTTGTCCAGGGTGGCCGTCGACGTGGAGCCGGTCCCAGTGGCCGAGACCGTGCCGCTGTCGCGCGGGCCCAGTTCCACCTGGTCCTGAGCGTTGACCCTGAGGCCGACAACGGTTGCCGTGCCGGCTGCATTGTCCCAGATCAGGGAACGGTTGTTTGGGAAAGCATAGTCGACGCCATCAGCGGCAGTCGACGGAATCCCGCCCTTGCCAGCCCACAACGCCCTCCAAGCTGCTTCGAGGTTAAAGAACCCAGCCATATTAGTAGATCATCCTTTCCATGAGTCTTCGGCGCCGGAATGGTCCCGGCCGCTTCGGGCGATTCTGTTTCTCCCGGAGCATCGGCAGGACCAGCGAGCGCAGAATCCCGCCCGATCCATCAGCCTCCATCTTCGGCCCCAGGGCTTCGCCCTTCAGCCGCTCACCTTCCGCCGGGTTCCCGTTGCGGGCAGCCAGATACGATGCCGCACGAGTCGCCAGAAAGCTCAGACTATTGTCGATCCCCACCGTACCCGATGTCGGGCAGTTCCCGCTGGTGCTGTAGGCGATTCGCAAAAGCCGCTGGCCGGTTGCCGGCACAAACAGGAACGTATCGTTCTCCCATGCCCAGATCCCGATCGTGGGCTTGGGCGTCTGGTCCACGATGAAGTCTGCGGACTGCATCGGTCGCCATGCTTCCGACGTGCTACCGCGCTCCCACAGTTCATCGGGCTCGCCAAAATCAGACAGGCCCATGGCCGCCGGGGTCATCGACGCCGTGTTTGCGGGGATGGTCACATAGGCTTCGCGATTTGCCTTCTGGAGGTCCCATCGCAGCATGAGGTCCCACAATTCCCGATAGGCCATACCGATGAACGGCTGTTGAGTCGCCGCGTCGAAGACCTCAACGAGTGGGTCTCCAAGCAGTTGAGCAACCAGCGTGTTCACCTCGGAAATTGTGGGATCGGCCATGTCAGTTCCCCTTGGATTTGGCGATTGGAGGAGCCATATTCGGGTCCAGCCCCTTCGCCTTCAGCATGTCGCGTAGCTTCGATTGCAGTTCCGCCTGCTGCAGTTGGATTGCCAGCCACTTCCCGGTATCCATGATGTTCATGCAGTGCGGGCACTGCAGCGCGGAATCCTCCACCAGCCGTCCGCATAGCGGGCAGGGGATGTTCTTGACATCCTGCGGCGGCCGCATCCATTCGTAGTTTGTGTCACCCAGCCACTCGGCGGCGCGGCGGTGCAGTTCCGACACGGCCAGCTTCTGGCCGGCAGACCAGAGATCTTGAGCCTCCAGCACCAGCTTCCGGGCCCAGTTCGATTGGGATTCGTTGGCGATTGCTAGTTCGCGCTCAGTCGGGACCTCGCCCTCGCAGATGAACACGCCAGGCGAGCCGTACAGCGAGTGGACGTGATTCGTTGTGAACGCGTCGACAATCGTCTGCGCCCATTCGCGCGAGGCATATGGCGCGTCGATGTACTGCGTTCCACCATGAAGGTGAGTGTTTTGGAAGAACGGGGGGATTTGCCGGACACAGTATTCTCCGCGCTTCTGTGCCGGGAAGGTGAACGTGGTTCTCCAGCCGCCGCCGCCGAACTGCGGCTTGTACGGCTGAGTGTTCTCCAGGTCCATGAAATGGATGGAGCACACCGTGGTATTGAGAGAGGCAATGGTGTCTGTCATTGAGTCTTTTCCTGCTTGCCGGGGTAGCTGATGTGGCCCTTCGTGCCGGGGACCGTCGGCGTCCACCGGTCGTTCACAAGGGCCTCAGCCTTGCTTTCCAACTCCGCGTAGGGCTTCTCCTGCGCCGCTACAATCTCCTCATTGATCTGGCTGAGAGTCTGGTCGTCCTGGTCGCGGATACGCTGAATCGCCCAGTAGGTCACTTCCTCTGTGGGCAACTTCCCTTCTGCGATGCAGGTGTCCGTCGCACGATACCGGCCCGTCGCCGGGTATGGGATCAGATTGCCAATCTGCCGCTCCCATTCAGCCAGAGGCGGCGGCGCCAGCCATTGGGCCAGCGCCCACCGCGGACCTTCCACCTGACAAACCCGCATAACGGGCTGCAGGGGATGAACCTTCACGAAGACGGACAGGTCAGGACCCCAGATCCACTTGAACCGCTGGTCGCCCGTTGGGGCGTTGCCCAGCGCGTCCCTGAGTCTCTTATTGCACAGGTCAATTCGAGCCTGCACAAAGGGGTCCTGATGTGTCTCGATCATTATTCCGCCTTTATCAACGACGGCAGGATAGACCGCTCAAGGTCTGAGAAATTCGTCTTGCCTGCCTTAATCTTATTACGTGCGCGCTCTTTCGCTTTCACGATGACGCGGTTCTTGGCTTGGTAGTCAGCCGCCCTGGCGATGCTGCATTGCCGGCAGATCATGGAGGTATGGCCGCTCGCGCGCGGGACGAGGTACAAATTGGAGGGGATCAGAGCGTGCCCCTGCGGGCAATGGGTTCTGACCTTCGGCTCGATGCCCTCGCGGGATTTATGGTAGGCGGCATTGTGCCATGCCCTATCACAAATAATGCACTGGCGTTTCCCGTTCTTCAGGATACGCGTGTTCTCTGGAGAGAACTCATGGCCATGGATACAATGCGTCTTCGCCGCGCAGATCCCCGTTATCGTGTTCTGTGAAAGATGCAGAACGTGGTCCCGAGGCGTTGTCGTCATCAGATGGGCGGGGTTGACGCATTTCGGGTTGTTGCACGTGTGATGGAGGTGAAGGCCTTTGCCGATTGGGCCGAAGGCCAATTCATAACTCAGCCGATGGGCCTTCCGAGGGGCGGAGCCTTGGTTCCCATATCGAAACTGCCCATACCCATGCTCATTTGTGCTGGCCGTCCACAGCCAGCACTTCTTCGGGTCTCGGCCAGATATTTTTGACATGAATCGTTCTAGCCAGATGGCTGGCAGCCCGATAACATTGGACAATGGAGTCGGGTGTACTTGGTCTTGCGACCGCTGCTTAGTTTCCATAAAGCAAGAGTACACCCAAAACTCCTTTGTTTCCAGTCAAAAAATATCCATCAATAGCCAGTAGGTATCGAGAGGCCAGTTATGAACCCTTCACCGCCCAAGTCCACGTTGTAGAAGTTCTCCACCACGTAGAGGTACATGGACCAGCCGGCCAGCACGCCGCCGGTCGAACCGCGGTTCTCGAAGAGATAGCCGCCGCTGATCGGGTTGGTGTACCAGTCGACTTCCTGAGCGTACACGCGGCCCCACTTATCCAGGTTGATCCAATCGATCTTGGATTTACTCTGGTGGATGTCGATCTTGTGTTTGATGCCCCACAGCGTCACTTCGTCGGCGGTGTTGGGCATCAGGTCGACCAGTTCAGTCACGGCGCCGGGCGTCCGCTCCTGCTTCATGATCGCCATGTTCAGCTTCTTGGCCTGTCCGACCTGCGCACCGTGGATGATGCCCAGGAGATTCTTCGGCAGGCTGCCGCGGCGCTGGCGGATGCGCTCCTTCAGGATGTCGCCCATCTCGGGGACGAGATAGCCGCTGGAGGCGTCGTACCAGTTCGGCCGGATCTCGGCGAAGTTCGCCAGAGAGAGGCCAAGCAGGTTGCCGGAGACGGCCGTGGAGTGGAAATACCGGAGGGTATTCATCCAGGCCGGAGCCGTGAACACGCTGGTCGAGGAGCCGGTCGTCACGCCGGGGAAGGCGAGATAGTCAGTCGCGGCCGGCGACACCGAACCGAGGTTGGTGACGTGTGCCGTGCCAGCCTGACGGTTGATGTTGTCGATGTACGGCAGGCTGCCGATGCCGAGGCCGTAGGTCTTCCAGGTGGCCAGAGTGCTGTCGAAGATCTCGACTTCTTGGCCGACCTGCAGGTGATTGGCGCCGAACTCGGGATCGAAGGTGAAGGTGCCGCCGGAGTAACCGGTAGCCTTGCCGACGAGCCCCTGCGAACCGCCCTGGTTCATAAAACTGATGTTGGCATAGCGCAGCATGTTTGGCAGCGCCTGCGCCGTGTTGCGCTTCAAGCCGTTCACCACGCTCTGCTCGCTCGACTGCGTGGCCAGGATGGTGTCCTGGTCGATGCTGATGCCGAGCCGGGTGGCGAAGTAGGACTGGTACTGCTGTTCCATTTTGAAGCCCTTGCCGACGCCGAGAGCGCCGTTAGCCAGGGAGAACCCGCCGTAGTTGCCGGTGGGTTCGACTTCGAGCGGAATACGGAAGTCCTTGCCTTCAACCGTCTTCGTGATCTTGACGCCATCCGTGCCCTTCTTCAGCAGGTTGTACGTCGTCTGCCCCAATTCGTACAGGGCGATGATTTCCTTGCGAAGCGTCTGCCGATTCGCGGCAAGAACGCTGTTCACATCCTGAACACCCATGAGAAATTCTCCTTACTGGCTGGCCCACTTGGCAGCGGCCTCTTCCAAGGTCATCTTGCCTTTCGCGGTCTCCAGCCAATTGCCGTTGGGTGAACTCGTGCCAGCCAAGCCAGCCGGTTCACGCCTCGCCTGCAGTTTCGCCTGGGCCTGGTGGACCTTGGCGTTGTTGGCTACGGCCGTCGCTGCGAATTTGTCGATGATGGGCTTCGCCCGCCTCGCCAACACCTGCGCAGTGAACGTGCGTATGGTCGCCTCAACCTTCGCTCGCGTCTGTTCAGACGGGTTGGTCTTAGCGATCTTGATCTCTCGCGCCAACTGAGCCCGCCAGATGGGATTGCCATTCAGCTCCCGATCCACTTCGGACTTCAGCAGCAATGTCAGATGCCCCAGGTCTGGTTTGCCTTGGTAGGCATCCACCACTTCCTTGGGGATCATTTTCTCAATCTCAGAACTCTTCGCCGCCTCGGCAGCGTTGTCGACCTGCTGCGCCAGGGACTGATACGTCCGCTCGCGCATCGCCTGCTCCTGCGCCTCATACCGTTGCAGCTTCTGCTGCATCGTCTCGAATTGCTGGCGCTGCGGGTCCGGCTGTTGGAACTGCTCCGGGGTGCGGAACTGCCCGGTAGAGATCAGTTCGATATTCTGGATGGCCTTGAACAGGTTTCCGTCGTTCGCCTGGATCGCGGCCTGATACCACTGGTCGATGAGCGAATCCCGCATCTGCGTCTGGATCTGCTCGAAAACCTGCGGCGCCCGCTCCGGCAGCAGATTCATAACATGCTCTGCCACGCGCCCGATGGTCTCCGGCGGAGCCTTCTCGAACATGAAATTCGCGGCGCGGTCGATGGTTTGCGGGTCCGTGCTGTGCCAGTCGTCCAGGAGATTCTGCGCTGAGATCGCCCGCGTGAAATTCTCCTTCACGGACTCGACGGTGAGTCCAGGCATGACCTCTTCGAACGCCCGCATTGTTTTATCGGCGGTCGTCAGCCGGTCCCACTTCGTCTTCGTGCAGAAATACCGTCGCCCATCTACGCCATCGGGCTGCAAGTCCTCAAACGGGTCAGGAGTCTCCTCCGCGGGCTGCTCGCCTTCGGCGGCAGGGACGGTCTCTTCCGTGGCAGCAGGCGTATCGACTACCGGGGTGTCGACTACCGGGGTTTCCTCGACTGGCGTTTCAGTTACTGGAGCATCAACGGTAATGGTTTCATCCATATATGGTTCCTACTGTATCGCGCCTTCCGGTGCTGGTGCATCAGCCGGCGCGGGAGTGTTTTCGGGCGGCGGCATTGGCGGTTGGGCCGCTGCCAGTTGAGCCATGCCGTGCGCTACGACATTGGCGAAACCTTCGGGATTCTCCTCGGCGGCCTTGAGGCCGGAGTCGTCGTTGCACCACTGCTGTATAAGTGATGCGAATACTGCATTGTTGTCGACGAACTGCTGAACCGGGATTGTAGGCGTCATGCTGCCATCAGGATTCATGACAACCTTCCCTTTCAGGAGTTTCTGAATCCGATCGTTGACGGCCTTCTGGTAATTCTCGTTGGCGACCTTGAGGTCGTTCATGCCGGGCAGTAGGTAATCGCGGACGGCGCCGGCGTTGTAGGGCTTGTCCAGGTCCATCGCTGCGGCGACTTCTGGGTTCTGCTTGATGATCGAGCCCAGCATGTCTGTCTTCTCAGCCCAGGACATCGGCACGCCGACTTCAGCTTCAAACTTGAACCGGCCACCCTTCAGCTTCTCGACGTCGAACATCGGGACTGGCCCGTCCGGCGTCTCAATCATCGGCAGCCCTTCACCATGTTCAGAGACCAAGTGGACACACTTCGTCACGAGCTCGACGTAGGCCTGCGCGTGCAGTTCGCCGATGGGAGCGTTCTGCATCAGCGCCTGTTGGATCCGCAGGCGGGCACCCTCGGCTGTGGGGTCCTTTTCGTTGGCGCCGAACACCGGAGGCGTCAGGCCGGTGTGCTGCTGCGCCGTGTAGTCGATCTTGTCCAGGAGAGGGAGGTACTCCTGCAGCGCGCCGTTCGGCGTGGAGATCGTCGCGAAGCCATCCTGCAGCCGCTGGCCGGCGGCAGGCATTGCCTCGATTACTTCGACGGGTAGCGTTCCTTTGTTCGACAGCGCCTGCATGTCCAGCCAGCCAGCCTGGACGATCGTCATGGGCAGCTTCCGCTCAGATAGGGCGAACAGCAGGTTGTAGAAATCGTTCGTCAGATCCTGCTGTCCGAGGATTCCCCAGCAGAACGGGTCGTTGTAAAGGAAATCGGACGGCTCGACCTTCACTGCTGTCCAGACGTCAGTCAGCGCTTCTTCGTCCATCGCGACGACCTTGCCGGCCACGCGGGAGATCCGGACCCCCTTCGGGAAATTCTCCCGAAGATACTGCCGCTTCTCCTCCGACTGGAACATCTCGTACATCGGCGGCATGAACCACACTCGCGCGTGCGGCCAGCGGGTCTTCTGCCCCTGCCTGGTCATTCCAGACAGCGATGCGGCCTGCGCCCGGGTGATGGACCCCTGCTGCTGCTGAACGGTGTCGCCCTGCAGCACGGCGCCCGTGTTCGGGTCCACATACTGCCGGAGTTTCTGGCCATAGAGCTGCAGCAGCACGCCGGGGTGTTCGTCGTACTCGTACACCAGATACGGGCAGTCGTTCAGTTCCTTGGCATCGAACGGGACAGTGACTTCCATGCCCGTGCAGATTTTCAGGATCGGCCCGCTGTTGGCGTAGGTCTGCTCGCCGACCTGCTGCGGGACAGACAGCATTGTCGGGGGGTGATCGATAAACGGCACCCCGCAGTTCTGGCAGAATCCGCCAGTCGGCCCCCCTTGCCCGCACTGCGGGCAGAACGTGCCGCCGGTTCCGGGCTGGGGCACTTGCCGTTCTTCAAGGATCGGCTCCGTCCGAGTCCCGAACATCTTGGCATCCGGGGCGATCGGGTGGTAGAGATAGCGCGTGCCCGACTTGAACGCATGGTAGAACAGGTCGATGTTCTTCATGCGGATGTTCCATGCGCGCATCAGCCACTGGTAAACCTTGTCAGCTTCCTTGCGCGCCATGCGGTCGGCTTCCGAGGCATTATCCTCAGCCAGGCACTTCATGTTGTAGTAGGCGCGCGTGCCCATGCTGCCGACGAACTTCCGGCAGTATCCCTTGATGATGTCGATGTTGTAGTCTAGGACGCCAGCCGCTTCTCCACCAGGCCCAGCAGCATACTCCAGCGAATTCGAACCGACCGCAGTGTAATCCATGGACCCACCGGGGCCCATCAGCGGAGCGATATACTGCAGTCCGCGCAGATACAGGTCGCACTTCCGCAGGCGCATGTATTGCCACGTCTTCTCCTGCTGGACCTCGGAGTCAACGTGCTGTTGCAGAACAGTGTTCAGTTCGCTCTTGAGGAATTCTACTGGATCAATTTGCGGGTTCACTGACAGCCTCCGCCTGCTTCCTCATCTGAGCGTTGAATTCGTCCAACTGCTTCTTCACCAGGTCGCGCCCCAGCATTCGCTGAGGCATCGTCACCGTCGACCGCTCCATTTCGGGTTCAGGCACATCGGTCGAGAATATCCGCCTGCCTGTCACCCGCCACGCCATCACGTCGGCAACCTTTTGAAGATCCTCCACCCGCGCCCGCGCGCTGTCACACTCTCGCATCAGAGCCTCACGCTCCAGGCGCAATGCCTCTACCTGCTGGCAGAGCGCCCGGTGCCGCGGGAACAACATGAGGAACCACTCGATCATTCCGATTCCTTCTCGTTGAACAGCGAGCAGTGGCCACCGGCATCGACCTCGAACCCAAGCCAAGAGCAGCCGCCCTCGCCGTTGTACTCGCAGACCCCGCAATTCTCAGTGCTGTCGTGGTAGCCAACGGATTCAGGCGGCACGTACTTGCCGTCCATAGAGTGCTCAGCGGCTTCCTGCTTCGGGGTCTCTTCCGACTCTTCCTTCTCCTGCGGACCACGCACGGGAGGGCCCTGCTTCTTTTGGCCGGCCGCGATCATGATGGCGAATCCAGGCTTTTTCATTAGTAAATTGTCCTCCAAGCGTAGGTGTCTCCCGCATCTTTCCCGCAGACCTGTACAGAATCCTTCACTCCAGCCCCGCCGGCCAAATAGTTAAACGTCCCTCGCGTCGTCGCGTCACATGTAGGGGCCGTCGCAGAGGAAAGCTGCGGCTGATTGGCAAAAACAACGCGTGTCCCCGCGGCGTTGAACACAGACCCAAGGACAATCTGATCTGAAGAACTCGCCCCGATCAGAACCATGTCTGAGGAGTTGGCGGCATTCCTCGTCCCGATGAAGGTGTTGTTGTGGATTCTCAGCGGCATGTACCCAGCGGACACGGCCGCCGCATTGGAGAAATCAATACCTACACCATAGTCGATGATAGGAGTCCCCACGAAGTTGATACCGTACTGCTGAGGCTTGGCGAAGCTGAACTTCATCGTGTTCTTCACCTTGTGGTTCCAGATCCCGCCGAACAGGTCAACGGCGTTGATAATCCCAGGGGTTGCGTATGTCTGATCTCCCCCTGTGGTTTCGATCCAGTTCCATTGAGTGATATGGTTCCACGATTCGGACTGGAGATAATTCCTCCACTCGTACAGCCCAGTCGCCGTGAGCAAATATCCGAACCCGTTATCCCATGCGCAGCCAAGCGCCGAAGCATAGCAGGCAGGAGTTCCCAGCTCCAGTGACGTTGAGGCGACGGTATTGATCGTGTATGACCCGTTTGCGATCGTGACTGGAATAGTGAACGTGTTCGATCCGGTGGAGGTCGCCGGGAAATTTCCACGCAGTGTGGTATTCGCGCTGGTGATATAAACGCCTTGCTGCGAACGGAGGTTGTGCGCCGTCGGTGTTGTCACAGTACAGACATTCGAGGAGCAACTGGTGGACGACGTAGACAGGCTATTAAGGTCGCCAATCGTAGTGTCAGCAAAAGATGAGCTATCCAGGAATTGAGCGTATATGCCATGGTAGGGGGGCCTTGCGTCAAACGAGATAAAGCCCTTCCCGGCCTTCACGGAGCAGACATCCTTATTGTTCGCGCCGAGGTTGATGCCGCCGCCGGCAGTGCCTCCCCAAATCACATAATTGTCGAGCATGATCTGGCCGGAGCCATCGCCGCATCTGGGGGTGGTTGTGATTCCCGAGCCCTCAATCACAAGCCCATAGCCGTTCGTGTGATTCGCGATGGTGAAATAGTTCGCCACGAAGTTGTAGGCGTCATACAGCCACAAGCCGGTCGCTGCTCGGGTATTCGCGTCGAATGTGATTTTCTCCACGCTGGAGTTGAGTTGCGTGTAACCGCCCGTGCTGGAGAACTTCACCACGAAACCGCCGACAGCGCCAGCGGCCGGGTACTTCAAGATGGTTGATCCCTGATCCGTCGACCAAGGGGTCCTTCCGCCCTGCCCGATGAGATGCACATTGTTCTTTGTAATGACGAGATTCCCGATGATCGACGTGCCAGCCGGAAATACAATTGACCCGCCATAAGCCGGAAGCGCCGCAATGCAATTTGAGAGGGCCGTCGTGTCATCCGTCGACCCGTTCACCACCAGGCTGCAATCCTCTTTCGCCCGCAAAAACGGCATGGAGAATACGCCCGGAGCCGCATAGTCCGTCCCGGAAACGGCCGCCGTGAGATGGCCGGCACCGTCAATCTTGGTGATCGAACCGGTGGAAGGCAGGGAACCTCCGTTGATGACTGTCAACGTCGGCTTGTTCTTGATCTGGCTGTTGTAGTCAACCTGCTGGGCAGACAGCAGAAGCGGAAGGAAAATTAGGATTCGTTTCATCAGTAAATCGCCCTCACGTCGGCGCCGCTCTCCGGCGCCGTGGTAAACGTCACATTTGTCCCTGAGCGGGTGTACCCCAGCCCCTCAAACATCATCACGCCATTCCAGAGCACCACCTTTGGCGTCTGGCTGAATGCAAACGTGGTGGTAACTCCGTTCGGCGACGTCGAGGACGACACCAGCCGCATATTCGGTGCCGTGCTGCAGGTGATCGATCCGTCTGTGTTCACGGAAGACACAAAATCGCCAGTGCTGCACGTCTGAGAGACCACGCCGCCCTTCACCGTAGAACTCGGAGCCGGCAGTCTCGCCCCATTCAGCGTTCCGCTGGTGATGTTCGTGGCGTTTGTGGTGTCCGTGGTGGCGCTGGGAGCAAACGATGGCCAGGTGGACGGCGCCCCTGTGATGATGTCCTGTTTCGTAGCGTCGGTGACCGTGATATTTGCCGATCCGTTGAACGAAACACCGTTTATCGTGCGCGCCGTCTGCAGCACTGTCGCTGATCCAGCGTTGCCGGTGATGGCAACAGCCAAGGTCCCGCTCAGCGCGTCGGAGCCCCCTTGAACGTGCGTACTCGCGTGGGCGGTCGGAGCCATGGATGTGGGCGCACCGCTAAGTTGCGAGTACCCAACTTGCGCACAGGTGGGGGAACCGGTTGTCGTTGCGGTTGCGTATTGCCCCGCTGTGCAGGCTCCGACTCCGGCATAGGTTCCACTGGCCTGCTTCGTAGCCAATCCTGTATCGACATAAACCTTTACCGCATTTTGCGTGGGATAGAGGGCATTGCTCGCCCCCAGTGCCGTGTTGGTCGACTTGTTCGCCACGTTCTCCGCGGTGAACCCCAGCGTGGGCTCATAGGGCAGGGCGGGGATGTCGGCCGAGGTGAGCGATCGGAGCGTCGGCGTCGTTCCCGTGCCGGTGGAGTACACCTGATTCGGCGAGCCGGAACCAATGGCCGCTTGATAATCAGTCCCCGCCACGGCCGCGGCGAAACCGCCGGAACCGTTACCCTTCAACAGAGTGGACCCAGAAGTGGCCGGCGCGTAGTCCGTGCCCGATGCGGCCGAAGAAAATCCTCCGGCACCATTCCCCTTGAGGAGGGAGGTGCCGGAGGTTGCTGGCGCATAGTCCGTCCCACTCACGGCTGCCGAAAATCCACCTGAACCGTTGCCTTTGAGAATCGCAGAACCGGATGTCTGCGGGGCATAGGAGAGCGCCGGGATATCCCCGGCCACAAGAAGCCGCCACGAGGGGGCGCCGCCGCCGCTGGTGGGCCCCGCAAAAACGTAGTTCTGCAGCGTCGACGCCAAGCCGCTGCCGCCGCGGGAAACCGCCAGCGTGCCGGTCCAGCCAAGTGCGTGCGCTGTGCCTGCAGACGTCATCGTGATGTTTGTGTCGTTCGTGAACGTCTGTGTTGCCCCCGTCAGCCCGTTCAGCGTCGTGATGCCAGTGCCGCCGCTGCCAGTCTGGTCTGAGCCGCAGACGAACGACCTGGTGCTGTTGTTGTAGAGCAGCTTGTCCGTGGTGGAGTTCCGGCAGTCTGGGATGACCGACAACGAGAACCCCGACCCGTCGGCAATAGGGACGCCATTCGCAGTGACGCCCCCAAGTGCCGATCGGACGCGGGCATCGGTGAAGTAGAGGCGAGATCCTTCAGCGATATCGGACGTAGAGGATGGGATGGTGGGGAATAAGGCGAGCGAGAGATCTCCCCGGAGGTACTGGCTGGTGGACCCGGTAACGATCGTTCCCTGCTTTCCTTGCAGCGCGTTATTCAGGTCGGTCTGGGCGGAGAGTGTCCCGGTGATACCGCCCCACGTCGCCGATCCCCCACCACCTACGCCGCCAGTGACCCGGTTAGGACCGTCCACCTTCGTTTGCGCGGCAAGGCCAAAACAAACCAAAACGAGGAGCAGCCTCACCATATCTCAGCCTCCAGGACATCTCCCGACTGAGGGATGTACCCCGGCTGCATGGTGATGAGCCCCCCTGAAAACGTGTAGCCTGTCCCCTCGCGTAGCTTTAGGCCATTCCAGAACAGCGACAGGTGGACCGTTGAGGCAGCAACGCCGAACTGGTTATTGCTGCCGTTGATCGTGCCGCTGGGGGTTACCGTCGTTGGCGTCGTGCGAGCTTCGCCAGTGCCGATCGTCTGGGAACTCACCACCGCGCGAATCACCGCGCCGGCTGGCGGGGCGATGCCAAACGTGATCGTGCCGGCCGATTCGTTTCTGGTGTAGTCGACACCCTCTGTCATCCACAATCCGCCATTGAAAATCCAACACGCGGGGAGAGGAGCGGTGATGTAGAACGTCTTGTTTACGCCGTCGATTGTTCCAACGACAGCTTGGGAATCAGACACCCCACCATTGGCAGCGATCCAGGAGAGATCAGTGTTGCGGGAAAACATCCCAAATGAGATGAGATTTGGTTTTCGGCAAGCCGCCAGGAAATTCGCCCACGCAATCGGCCCGTCAGGCATCAAGACCTCTGTAAGAGTAACCGTCTCGCCTTTGACGCCAGCCGCGGGATGCTGTTGATCCGCTTGCCGACTTCCCGATCACGTGCCGCGGCCTCAGCCGCACGATGCACCTGAACCAGTGTATGCGTATTCGCCCCCTGGTGGCAAGAGGTAAACTGTTGCACCCGCTGCTCAATAAACACGTCTCTCGGTAACTCTTCCGTACGGAATGCGAAGTTGTGGACCAGATGCACGCACCCGTCCAGCACGTCGTCGCCATCCTGCTTCGCCGCTTCCTCTGTGTTCCCGTCCTTCTCCACCGCATTCTGGATTCCCTGAATCAGATTCGTACACTCAGAGAAAATCTGTAGTACTGGCAGTACTTCAGATTTTACTTCGTCAATCGAGCGCTTGTACTCGGCGTAGGCCTGTACCCCTTGGGAGTCGATCAGGTGCCTGGCGATGCGTTCGTCATAGACTGGCGTTCCGGTGAGTGGTAGCCAGCGCATGTACTCCCGCATCAGGGTGTAGCCGTGTTTCCGCTTGGCGCCGCCACCGGCCGGAATCAGCGCGAGGGCCACATTCTTCGCCACAGCGGAGTACCGCGACTGCAGACTCTCCCATG